ATCCCGCTCGTTCTGGCCCGGTGGCAGTAATCAATGACGCCTTTCCGGGTCCGGGGTGTGCCGTAAAGATAAGAGAGATGGGCGGCTACCTCGCCGTGAGAGAGCCGTTGGGATGCAACGATGATGTAACATTTCTCCAGGGTGGTAAGGGGTTTCCCGCTGGTCAAGTGGTGCCCCCATACTGGTATGAGTGGTCCCGTGCCACCCGCAGGATGAACGTGTCTATCTTCCCGATCCGCTTCTCCAGTTCGAGGTTCGCCAGTTCCAGCGCTTTCACGCGGTCCTCAATGGCGGGCTCCGGCGCTGCCATCGGGCGCACCACTGGCACCCGGATCATTTCCCCGGTGCCCCCTTCAGGGATGTCCTCCGTTGCGTACCCTATCGGCTCCCCTGCTGGGGGCTGCTGCTGTTCTTCGGGCGGTTCCTGCTTCTTTGCTGCCGGCCTCTTGCTTACCATTATACATACGCCTCAAAATCGTGATTGAACGGAACATAAACGAATCCGTGTTCTTTGAATTTTCCCACGAATGTGATATTTTCGTCCGGGTATGCCCCGATTTCGGCACGTTCTTTCAGGTATTCGGACGTGGTGCTGGTTGGGTGATCCATCCTATACAGATCACGCCGTTCCTTAAATTCCGATACCTGTTTGTGATACTCCTGCTCTGCGTATCTCACAATTGCACCGATGGTGTCGCGATCAGATTCTTTTCCGATCACGGCACCGATCACGGCGAAATCCTCGGGGTACCTCTCACCGTTATTGATGAAGAAAATCTTAGTTTCCGTCATGGTATCTTGTCCTCGTAAATCTTCATCAGTTTCGGCAATACCGCCCCGTTGCTGAACAGCGGGTGGACATTCTCCAGCCTCTCGCGGGCCTGTGCAAACAGTGCCAGACAATCCTCGTGCCTGCCCTGCTCATGGGCGATAATGCCCCGTTTGACGTACGGGTCCGGCCACTGCGGGCGGTACGCGATAGACTCTGCCAGAATCACGTCGGCGGTCTCTTTATCCCCCTGCAAGTAATAGCATTCAGCCTTATCACACATCGCCCGGTGCTTCTCGGCGTCCCATGTGGAGATCGGGAGATAGCGGTCAAACATCCGGATCGCCTCGTCATACCTGCCGGCATACATCAGCTCCCTCGCATAGTAGAACGTGTACCGGGGCAACTCCCCCGGCTTGCAGTCCGGGATTGCCTTCTCCAGTGTGGTGATGTTCCGCTGGTTGTTGTTCCGGCTGCGGGGCTTCCGGTGCCAGACCTCAATATTTGAGATCATGGTCTTTGCCCGGTCGAAGTCCTGGCACTCGTGGATCTTTCCCGTCCACCGCATCGTGCCGGTACGGGTGAGCCGGGCCATTGCGTTATCTGTGAGGGGGATCCCGCTAACCTCCGAGGTGTAATAGTGAGAGATGATTGAGTCGATGCCGTTCTCGTTGGCGTACCGGACGGCCTGCCGGACACGGTCCACGGATGCGGGATCCAGCACGTCGTCGGCATCGGCAAACATCCGCCACGGGTAGAGGCATCGGTCAAGCGCATAGTTCCGGGCGGCGCTGAAATCGTCGATCCAATGGAAATGATAAATCCGTGCACCGAGATCCCACGCGATCTGTTCGGTCCGGTCGGTTGTCCTGTCATCGAGCACGAGCACGACATCATCGCAGGCTTCCTGGAATGACGTGATGCACCTGCCGATGGTCTCCTCTTCGTTATACGCGATGATATAGAGGGAGATCCGCTCTTCGTGGTTCATGCTCTCGCCTGCCTGTACTGCTCAAAACATCTGCAGCCGGGGAACCTCGGGGGCTCCTGGTCGCCGCTGGTGTGTGCCTGGTCAATGGGGATCCAGCCGTCCCCCTCATTCTCCTCGCATCCATCGGAAACGCGGTCGTCGTGGGAAGTGGTCCACATCTTCTCCATTTCGATCCCGTCTTCAACGATGGTATCCGCAAAGGCCCGATTGCCCGCCTCGTATGCCTGGGCGCTCTCGTGCGTGGCAATGAGTTGCGCCCGCTTCGTGGTGATGGGGCCGAGAAACAGTTTGCGGATCTCCTTGGCGGTCTGGTTATAGCTCCAGCCGTTATCCAGCCCCTGCGCAATCAACCCTTTCAGGCTTTCCTTGGTGGTGTCCTGGATTCCCGCGATATACGCTGTGCTGCCGCCGTGCTTCATGAACCATGCCACGGCTCTGGGGTTCGCTAAACGAAATGTGGTCTTTGCATCAAATTTGAGTTGTGTCCTGAGCTGGTCGGCACCTTTCGGCAACGCCTCCCGCTCTATACTGACAATGGCATCCTGGAGGGCTGGTGTGGTCTGGGTCTCGACATCCTTCCATATCGCGTTCCATCGCTTGAGGGCGTCGGGGTTAACGGGGCGCTTGGCCTCCATCTGCCGGACGGGTTCCGGGCCCGGGAAATACTCCTCCATGAACTGGAACCGGAACATCACGAGATGATACTGCTCCTCGAATACTTTCTCGATATCCAGCAGGTGAGCCTTGGCGATCTGGTCTTTCTCCCGGGTCTTCTGTAATCCGATAGCGGCACGGGTGAACCGGGAGATCGCCCGGGTGAGGTGGGGGGATGCCATGTTATCCCTCCCGGACCGCCTCTGATAGTGCGTGTGCTGCGGCTGCCAGTTCGTTCATGGCTGCCTGCTCCTGCTCGCTCTTGCCCGTTGGCATCATCGGATTGTCCACGGGGGGCTTCATCGCCCATTCTTGCAGGCTGCCCGGGAACTCCTGTTTCTTGGGCTTCTCCTCGTCGGTGCGTTTATCCTCAGGAATGTTCAGCCATTCACGGCACCATGCAGCATCAGCGACAGCATCCGGATCGGAACCAGTGCGGAGCATTGGGAGCGCTGCTGCCTTCTTAAGGAAGTCGTCCATGGATGCAGAGTTCATCTTGATTTTCACGAGACCGGGTTCTCCGGTGATCTTGTCGATGATCTCAACGTTCCAAAGCCGCTCGATGTCTTTCTGCACGAGTTTGACCTGTTTGTAGAATGCGGCAATGCGGGATACCGCCGTTGCATCCGACGTGCCCTGCCGTAATCCGAGCAACTCAGCGGGGGCACCAACAGCGGCACAAGCCCGGGCCATTGTTACTTCTGAATATTGCCCAACGTTGGGAACGCCCCCGGTGTCAATTACCGCCATTTTAACATTCCCCTCATAAAGGAAATTGTCCTTTGCGTTGAAGTCCTTTTGACTGTCTTCCAGTATACCCCATTCCACTGCGGATACCTTCGGGGCGTCGGGTCTATCTGAGTTCACCGTTGTGACGAATTTCGGGGTTCCGTGCAGGCATATACCGGCGGTGACGGCTTCGGCAACGCGGGTGTCCCGCTTGATGTCGTGAACCGCTCGTTCCCACAGGCTGATCCCGTACGGTGATGTAGGATCGAGGGAGAATTGATAATGTAGGATCTGCGCAGGCAGGAGAGTGATCTTCTGGATTGAGTTACCCCGGTTGTCGCACTTCTGGGTATATGACTGGATAACACCTTTGAGGTCTGTGTCAAAGTCAAAGCACTCAGCCGGGCGGGGGACCACGTTTACGGGCACCTTCTCGAGCGAACCACGACCATAAACAATCTCCGCAACGCCGTCCCTAACCACAAGGGCATCAACCATCAGGGCTGTTGTCACGGCATTAAAATTGATTCTATTGAGGAAATCCTCAATCTCTTTTTTCTTTGTCTCGTTCTTGCTCTCAAGGGTGTACCACTCCCCGAAAGTATAGAGCGGGTAAAGGTCAATTCCAGTGGCAAGGTATCCCCCGACCTTGTAGTTATTCCGGTATCCCCGTAATCGCTGGAATGTCCTTGTTGGATCTTGTGTCAGATCTAACCCTGCAGGGGAATTATACGCTTTCGCTCTCGATGCCAGATTGTCCGTCGGGCCTTCATTGAGACCCAACGCTCTGTGTAAAAACTGGGGTAATTTCATTTTGCCATTTCCTCCTTTGTAAAGTAGCATTTCCCGTCATACTTTGACGTAATCATCTCGGTGAAATACTCTTGCCAGTAATCGCGGTTAAACTGCGTCTTTCCATGACACGACCGGCATAGGGGTACAAATAACGGGATCACGTCTTCGGCACAGCAGGCGTCTTTTCTGAAGTTTACATGGTGAATATGTAACCGCTCTCCATTTTGAGGGGCGTTGCAGCCCTGACAGATATATCCAAAGAACGCCCGGACTCGCTCCTTAAATTCATTATTAAATTTCACGCAATACGGCTCGAATGAGATCCCGCCACGCCATAGATGGCATTTATCCCCCCGTTCCATATCTCCAATCCTTTTACACCATTCTTTTGTGTGATGTGTTCCAAACATTGGATTTTTAATGCCTTTTTTGGATTCACTCAATTTTGTCCTTGTTTCCGGATGATCAATGTAATGTTGTTTGCGTGCGGCGGAGATCTTGTTTTTATGTTCTTGTGATTTTAGTACGCCTTTTTTTGCTTTGCTGAGTTTTTCCCGTGTCTCCTTTGAGGGGGTTTTCCCCAAATGTGATTTTCTCAGACGTTCTATATGCTCGACATATTTCAGGGGGTCTTTTGGTGGGGGCATTACTTTTTTGCCTTCTGGCGTTCCCTGTTCCAGTACGGTGATCGGCACTTCGGGCAGGTGAGCGGCTCCTTGTCTTGCCGGAGCGCCCATTCGTGTTGGCAGCGCTTGCATTTCCTGACGTGAATCATACACTATATGATATGCGTTATGTGTATATAGTGCTTCCGTCATGGCTTCCCTCGTGACCAACTGTTCGCCCGTATATGGCCGCCGGTTCTCAATGCCAGTGCGTTATACCCGCCGCTGACTGCATCCACCTGATCGTCATGCGCTCCTTCTGTCGGGAACAATACCAGCTCGTCCATAAGTGCCCCGGCAAAGTGCTGGTTGAGGATCAGGAGGTTGCCCTGTTCGGCTGCTGTGCTCAATGCCGCCGCCCGGCTGACCTTTGAGCCCGTGCTCTTGATGCCCTTGAAATTGTAGCCAGTGAGGACCTGCCGGGCGTAATGGTCGATCACATCTACCCCTGCGCTCCCCGGTTCCTGTTCCATCCGGATCATTACCTCAGGCCCGTCAAGCTGTGCGGTCTGGTAGATCAGCGCCTCGACCCCTGCCGGGCGTTCCTGGCATCGCTTAACGTCCAGCACATAGACCCGGCCCTGGTCAATACCGACAAGAGCGCCGGCAGTCCAATCCCCGCCGCCTTCCGTGGCTGCCTTATCCCAGTACCGGCAGAGCGGCATCTTCTTTGGCAGGGCGTCAGTGAGTTTCAACCATTGCCGCTTAAACAGCCCGCCCTCCGGCCTCACGTCCCAGTTGCCAGATAGTAACTGCTCGCGGGTGATGGGGTCAAGTTTCATCAGGCTCTTGATATACGATTCCCGGTCAAGGTGCGGGTTATCGCTCAGTGACGCGGGAATGAACAGGCAATCTTTATCCCGTGAGGGTTCGGTGATGAACCGTGCTTTTACCCATTCGTGCCCGATGTCGCCGGGGTTACTTGCAGCCCGCATCCGGATCGGGATGCCGGACCCTGCCAACCTTCGCAGCCGGGAATGAAGATAGAGGTATTGGGTTTCCTTGAACTGCGTGACCTCATCGAACCCGATAAACTGGAACTCCGAGCCCTGGTATCGGTAATGATCGCGCGGGCTGTCGAGGTATCCGAACGAGAGCGAGGCACCTGACGGGAAGTTCCACGTCTTCTCCTTATCGCTCCATCGTGCATCGGTGCCGTTCAGCCATTCCGCTGCCCGGTCCATGATGGCACCGGGAAGGGCGAGGTCTGCGTATGTTCTGCGCAGGAGGAGGGCGGCATATCCGGGAACGTGGACATACTGCAGGGCCGCCATGAGCAGAGCGTCCGACTTCCCCCCGCCGGCACTCCCGCCGTATAGGATCTCCGGGATATGGTCGTGCAGGAGGAATAGCGCCTGTTTTTCCGTGGGTTCGTGCGGGATGTATTTGTTGGACCGCACCGTCTGAAGGTATCGGGTTGCCAGCGGTGCGTCTTCAGCGCTTAACAGCGGGCAGGATTCCGACAAGTTTCCTCACCTCCTCTGCGATGTTGAGGTTCACGGTTACCGGGTTCGCGGGCGGTTCGGGGTTCACTCCGAGGATCTTGCTTTCCGTCTCCAGGTGCTTGTCAAGCTGAGTGAGCGTTTTTAATGCCAGCGGGTTGTCAGGGTATTTATCCCCGTCGTTGGTCTTGCGGTCCCGCGCTTCTTTGTGGATTATCCAGAGCTCGTTTTTCACGGTCTGCATTTGGGAGAGGATGGTATCCGCCTCAATGACCTCGTGGGCGTGTTGGGCCTGCACGATCTTCTCTGCGATATGCCCGTTGCTGATGTGCCTCCGGAGGCTTGAAATGGTGATTCGATACTGAGTCGCTATCGTGCGTAAAGAGGCCCCTTTCACGGCGACCGCTGAATCGATCTTGTTTCGATCCTTATGTTCGCAGATCGTGCACTTGCGGGCCACGGCTCACGCACCCCTCATAGGCAGAACACCAGCCCTATCGCCATTACAACCGCCATGCTCCGGCAGTATATCCGGCACACCAGATCGCAGAGCGGGTTCTCTTCCAGCAGGATCTGGCGCATTTGCGT